TTTATAATCTTGTTTATGATATAATTAAATTGTCAAAAGGAGGTTAGAACTATGAAACAATTAGGGGATAAGATAAGAGAATTAAGAGAAAGAAAAAACATGACACAAACAGAACTTTCTGAAATTCTAAATATGAAAACATATACAACTGTTTCAAAGTGGGAGAAAAACGAAAATTTCCCAAAAGGGAAAGATTTGAAGAAATTAGCAGAAATTTTCAATGTCACATCCGATTATCTTCTAGGTCTAGCAGATGAAGAAAAAGAAAAATACCATAATGAAAGAAACCATGAGATATTAACAATCTTTAATCAATTAGAAAAAGATAGACAATCAAACGTGATAGATTATGCTACTAGCCAATTAAATGAGCAAGTTAGCACAAAGACCACTACTATCCTAGATAAATACAAAAATGATGACTATATTATAGACTATGTTGAGGGTTTGGTAGCTGCAGGCCGTGGTATTTTTCAAGAGGATAATCTACACATGGAAGTTAGACTCAGAGTGGATGATGTGCCTGATAACTATGACACCATAGCTAAAGTCGCTGGTGACTCTATGGAGCCTTTGATAGAAGATAATGACCTACTTTTTATCAAAGTCACCAGTCAGGTAGATGTTAATTCTATTGGTATTTTCCAGGTAAACAGCAAGAATTTTGTTAAAAAGCTAAAAAGAGATTATGACGGCTCTTGGTATTTACAAAGTCTCAATAATAGCTATGAGGAAATACCACTCACAGAAAATGATGACATCCGTACAATAGGTGAAGTCGTAGAAATTTATAAACCATAAAAAAGGAGAAAACATAATGAAAAAATTAAAATTATTTGTAGGGGGCTTTCTAGTCCTAGCTGTACTTGGCTTTATTCTGCAAGCATTAGGACTAGCGCCTAAGACAGAAATACCTGAAACACCTAAAGTTACTACTCAGGCCTCAACAAGTGAGGTTAAAGAGGATAAAAAAGACACTACAGAGACCACAGAGGTAAGTTCTAAATCTAATGATAAACTACCACGGATTTCAGCAGAGCAGATGGCTGACTTTATTGACTACTTTAAGAAAGATTTAACTGATAAAGGCGTTGATATTTCTACATATACTTTTTATAACAAAGACACCATTCTCTATGTAAAAGTCCCAAATGATTATAAATACTACTCTAAGACTGACCTACAAGCATTTGCTGATGGTTTGAAAGCAAAAGAGCATGAGGCTTTTAATGTTTGGGCTGGTATCAATGGAGTTGATTTTAATTTATATCCAATGTTGCACATTAAGACGGATGATGGTGACTCACTTGTCTCTCAAAAATTAGGTGGAGATATGGAAGTAAAAATCAAATAAAAAAAGACCTCACGCTCACAAAGTTTGGCGGCTTTGAGCATGAGGCATGATGTATAGAAAGATAGGCATTAAAAAGCCCTCTTTTCTATACCCTATTTTATCAAAAAGGGGGTACAAAAGCAATGAAATCAACAAATAAAGTGGCTATCTATGTCAGAGTATCTACTACCAATCAGGCTGAGGAGGGGTACTCTATAGATGAGCAAATAGATAAACTAGAGTCCTATTGTAAAATTAAGGACTGGACGGTTTATAAAGTATATACTGATGGAGGTTTTTCAGGTTCTAATACTGAAAGACCAGCACTAGAGAGCCTTATCAAAGATGCTAACAAGAAAAAATTTGATACAGTCTTAGTCTATAAATTAGACCGTCTTAGTCGTAGTCAGAAAGATACACTATTTTTGATTGAGGATGTATTTATCAAGAATGGGATTGAATTTCTGAGCTTACAAGAGAATTTTGACACCTCTACGCCATTTGGCAAGGCTATGATAGGACTTTTGAGCGTGTTTGCTCAGCTGGAGCGTGAACAAATTAAGGAAAGAATGCAACTGGGTAAGCTAGGGCGTGCAAAGGCTGGAAAGTCCATGATGTGGGCTAAGACCTCCTACGGCTATGACTATCACAAAGAAACAGGCACTATGACCATCAACCCAGTCCAGTCTCTAGTTATCAAATTCATCTTTGAGAGCTATCTATCAGGTAGGTCAATCACTAAGCTCAGAGATGACCTTAATGAGAAATACCCAAAAGAAAAGCCCTGGCACTACAGAGCGGTCAGAGTGATATTAGATAACCCTGTCTACTGTGGATATAACCAATTCATGGGGGAAATATACAAAGGCAATCATGAACCCATTATCTCAAAAGAAACCTATGATAAGACACAGGAAGAACTAAAAATCAGGCAAAGGACAGCGCTTGAAAATTTCAACCCTCGACCATTCCAGGCAAAGTATATGCTATCAGGTATAGCTCAATGTGGCTACTGTCTAGCACCTCTAAAAATCATGATGGGCATGATTAGAAAAGATGGCACTAGGTTAGTAAAATATGAGTGTCATCAGAGACACCCTAGAAAGTTGAGAGGAGTCACTACATACAATGATAACAAAAAGTGTGACTCAGGTTTTTACCTCAAGGATGAGCTTGAGGCCTATGTCTTGCAAGAGGTCAATAAGCTACAACATGACTCTGAATACTTAGAGACAATTTTATCAGATAATCACAAAGAGGCCATTGACCGTGAGAGCTATCAGAAACAGATTAGAGAATTATCTAAAAAGCTGAGTAGACTTAATGACCTCTACATAGATGACAGAATTACCCTGGAAGAATTACAAGCCAAATCTGCTGAATTTTTAAATATGAGAGCCTTGCTAGAAAAAGAGTTAGAGGATGACCCAGCGCTCAAACAAGAGGAAACTAAAAACACTATCAAGCAATCTTTGAATAAAGGAGACATCTTAAAAATGGACTATGAGGCTCAAAGGGATATAGTTAGAGCCTTAATCAAGAAAGTACAAGTCACAACTGATAGCATTGTCATCAAGTGGAGAATATAGAGATAATTTTACTATCCCTCATTTCAATCAATGATACTAAAATTACTTAAAAAACAAAAAAACCACAAGCATAAGCCTGTGGTTTTCTGTGTGTATAATTAATTTGTTCTTTCTATTTGAATTTTTTTATTTTGTTGTGATTAAGCCATCAGGCTCGACTGTGAACTCTGGTTTTTCATCCAAGCGACCATCAGGAAGAAGTAGGTACCAGCCATCATTGTATTTAATGAACGCATCTGATTTCATGTCACCATTGACTGAATCACAGTAGTACCATTTATCGTAGTATTTAATCCAGCCAGTTTGCATTGAACCATCACGATTGAAGTAGTACCATTTATTGTTGATTTTCCTCCAACTCGTCACCATGTATCCATCTTCTTCAAAGTAGTACCATTTTCCGTCTGTGTGGAATACCCAGTCGGATTTCACGCAATATCCTTTGGCATCGAAGTAGAACCATGATTTGTTTTCCTCGATATACTCGAAGTCACTTTTCGGATATGTCCCATTCGCTCTTGCGTACCAATCACCTTTGTCATCTGACTGCCAACCTTTTTTCACTTCTTCCGGTTTAGCGTTTGGATTGGTCAATCGGTAAGCATAAAAATAAGGTTGACCTGCAGAATACCAAATGTCGTCATGGTCGTTAACAGTAATACCATTACGTGCGTAGTTACAGTGAATAATATTATCACTGTCTACAAACATACCTGTATGGCCGCCTGCCCCACTAGAGTACCCACGACGACCCCAAATAAAGATATCTCCACGCTTGGCATCCCAAGGTTGGTTCTCAGTAATAAGAGTATATCCATTTTTCAGCAACCAGTCATGCTGGTATTCAGTGTTCACAGCCCAACCTGCTGAAACTGCTCCAGCTTCTCTCAATGCATAATATACAGATGATGAACAATCATATGAATAAGGTCCATCACGATGATCCATGCTATAAGTCACATTGCCCTGCTTAGCTCGCATCCAAGCGATAGCTGTCTCAATATTTACTACCATTTTTACTCTCCTTTCCAAGCATCATTCATTTGCTTAACTGCTGACTCAACGAATGTATCGAGGTCACTGTCAGTCATGTTGATATTGTACTTACTAAGCTCAGCACGAATCTTAATACGTGCCTGTTCTAACTTCTCCTCGCCTTTATAACCCGTTTCTGAAGATACTTGCTCAACTGCGTTGACCGCATTCTTAGCAAGGATTTCAACAATCTTAATTGTCTTCTCTCCGCCTTTTTGAATCAGGTATTCTTTGATAGCCTTAACTGCTACCCCTACAAGGATAACTAGAATGCTGATAGCTCCGTTTGTGATGATTTCTGTGATTTGATTCATGTTATTTCTCCTTTTCGTCAAAATTATCTTTCTGGTCAACATTAACTAGTAATTGACCTAGTTTTCTAGCATTATCTTTCTTAATTTGGTTGATGTAAGGTTTCAAGAATTCTGGGAATGCCCAACCAATCGCTTCCCAATTTTCGAGCACCGAGCCTAGATAGTTAGCAATGAAGAACATTGTCCATGTAATTCCCAACGGACGAACACCAAGTGAGCGAGCATACATCGCAACAAGTAAGATGACTGTGAATACTACGAAATGTCTAATCAATCCCATTGTTCCGATTTTACTATCAAATCTCTTAGTCTTAAATGCCTTGACATATCCTGTAACGATATCCAAGATCATTAGCCAAAAAAAGATGTGAATGTATGGACTTGACGAAAGGTTCTTCAAATGTTCCATAAGCTCATGAAGTGGTAAGTCTCGCATAAATCCCCTTTCTAACGTGCAACTGGCTTGGTTTCAAGCTCGCTTTCGTTTTTTTGTCCTTCCCACTTCCAAATTGCAAGAAGGCCATTTTGAGATGGTCCACCTTCAAGTTGTTTGAGAGATTCGCCTTTGTAAGTGAAAGCCTGATTTGTCTGAATCAAGACACGCTTGCCCTCACCATTCAATTCGGCATGTTCAGGATCTTCAATCACAAACATATCGCCCGGTTGGTAAGCCTTATCTTTCTCAGCAAATGGGAAGAGTTCGACAAGTTCCTTGTAGGTTGTACCGTAGGCGATTTTTTCGCCCATGATTGAGTCTTGTGCCATGACACGTACTATCTTGTTAATTCTATTGGTTAATTCAAGCAATTCGTTCTGCTTATTTTCAGTTTGGGTAAGCTTCTGTACGGTTTGCTCGATTTTAGATTGAGCTTTGACGATGGCGCTTCCTGGATCTAGCTCGGCTTTTAGGATATCCAGCACATCTTGAATCAAGATATCTTCATTTTCTTGTGTGCGGTCACCAGCCAATTCACGCATGTTGGTACTGTAGCGGTTACCTTCTGACAGACGGATTTCAACCACTGTCTTGATATTTTCGCCAAAACCTCGTGTATAAGGCTTGCTTGCTAGTTCATAGTTATTGATTGCCATTTGTCATTTTTCCTTTCGCTTCTTCAAACTTTGCTTTGAGCTCTTCATCTGACTCGATGATTTGTTTCATCTGCTCAAGTTCCATCGCAGTAACTGTGTAGAGAGCTTCTGTCATAGCCGATTGAGTAGCTTCGTTACCGATTTTCTTGCTTAGCGAATTAATCGCTAGACTGCTGATTTGTTTGTCTTGTTCATTCATGCTGTTTTCTCCAATTTCTTAATTTTTTGATTAAGCTCTTGAATGGCCTTGATTAAATAAGGTACAAGAGCAAATGTGTTGTAAGAGTAGGCTCCGTCAGGATTTTCGAAGAATGCTTCAGGAGCGTATTTCTGTACGTCTTGCGCCATGATACCACATGAAATATCTTCGATTTCACCATCATATTCCTTGCGATAAGAGTATGTTTTAAGGCGATTGATAACTTCCAGAGCAGATACCTTACTATCTTCGATATTCGATTTATAACGACGGTCTGAGATTTCTTTATTGATTGGTATCCAAGAATATCCACCACCTTGTTTGTTCATATAGAAATAGCCGTTTCTTTCTTGAAAATGTGTGTAAATATCTGAGTGAACCCAAAATCCTGCTATGTAATTATCTTTCGAATAATAGATATTACCTGTAACTTTTAAATCACCGTGAATAACAGGAGTGTTCCAAAATTGCGCTTTGTTATAGCAAAACATCTCTCCCGTACGTTTAACAAACCAAGCATAATCACCTGCTTTATTCCAGTTATCTCCCCAGTTGACCCAAAGTGCTGTTTGGCCCCAACCAGAGCTACCATTACTCATACCAACTGCGAATTGGTTAGTACCAGTTAGCCAGTAGACAGATGGGTCTTTATCGTGAGTACCAATTTGGAATCCACCAATACGACCTTTAAAACCTTCAAGCAAGTTTGCAGTGACAACTGATGACCGTAGCTTGTTGATAAATGCAGTTTTAGCAGCTAAAGCATCCGTGAATATGTCGCTCGATACCATCTTATTAGCCATTGCTGAGTCCATGACAACATTCTTTGCAGAAATATTGATAATTCTAGCTTTACTTGCGTCAATTTCTCCGATTTGTGCCGTGCCAATTTGAGCGTCTGCAATCATAGCTTTCTTTATCGTACCGTCTGCAATATACGTTGTTTCAGGTGTGACTACTAGCTTATTCTTACCAACTTCCAAACTAGCCCCGCCCGTTGCTAAATTTAAGGCGCTTAGAACGTCACCGTTACTATTAAGCGTTCTTACTGCAAAACTATCTTTTAAGATTGACATTGTAGTTCTTGTGTATTCGTTGTTATAGTCTGTGCTATCAACGAATTTATCCGGTATCAATCGCTGATCTATAATCATAGGTTTATGGATAACGATATTGCCGGGGCTTGTAAGAGTAAACCTGATAGAGTATTCGTTCAGTTCGCCAGTATAGGGAATATCTAAGTAGCCAGTAAATACTTGATTGCCGGTTTTATTAAGCAAAATTTGAGAGTTATAAAACATTCCTAGATTAGTTGTATTATCTAGTAATTGAATTAGAACCTTGCCATCTTTAGGTATCTTGTCAACTACAATTTCTATGCGATAACCAAGGCCTTCGCCTTGTTTCACAAACTTTTTAGTAAGTGGAAAACGAACTCCCAACCAACCAGTCATGGACTCAGTATAGTTAATTCGTATTCCGTCATGATCCCCAAAACTAACACGCTCTAAATGCTTGTCAGTACCAACTGATGAAATATACTTTGGAATTTTAGTCGGGGCATAAAACAAATTAGTTAGATTACTAAATCTCTTTCCCACCTCAATATTAAATAAGTCTGATGTTAAGGCCATCCTTGCTATATTAGTGCTGATATTTGAGTCATCTCTGCCTAAGATACGCTCATAGAGTGCAGATGTCTCTTTGACTGATTGGAAATCAGCAAGAGATACCTTACCATTCAAGTCAGTCCTCAAATTAGCAATTAAGTTAGTGGTCTCTGTGGCCGTTTGATTTGCTTTATTTAAAGCCTGTACTGCCTTACCGTCAATTTGAGTGGCCTGAGTTCTCAAAATAGACAAATTACGCTCATTATCTTGCCTGTATAGTGATAACTCTTGACCTGTTGAGTCAGAGGCGTTTTTAGCCTCTTGAGCAAGTCTCTTAGAGGCCTCAGCTAATTCTTGAGTAGCATTTGACTTTTTGAGAAAATCAGAAACTGTCTGATCATGCTTAGCCTCAATCCCAGCCATCTTAGTATTGACTGCCTCAAATTGTTTATCTACCTCTTTCTTAACACGGTCAACATCCTCAGTGTCAAGCCGTTTCTCCCACATACTACCATTCCAAATATACATACGCTGATACTGGCCATTCTTTTCAAACCATGTATCACCTATTTTGTGCTCAACATTTTTGGCTGGTGTTTCATGCCAGATCTTATTACCTGTGCCACTGATGAGATATTGAGGTAGAGTGCTCTCAATAGAGGCTTGCCGTTCCTCAACTACTGATAGACGGTCAGCAATTCCTGCAGTCATGCTAGATGACAGTGACTGTCCGATAGTTCCTAGCGTTATCTCCTCATTAGAGTCAGTGTAGACATCATAGACCACCTTGACTACTTTCTCAGTGGTTGTAGTAATGTCAAATTGTGGATAGTAGAGAGGGATGATGTCACAGAGTTCAACTTCCTCCATCACTCCAAAATCTTGATAGTCCAAAGTATGTGATAAATCTACATAAGAGACCTCTGTAGAGATTTTAGGAGCTCCAATGTTGTTAGTCTTGATGTAAGACTGACCTAGTGACCTCAATTTCTCAGCCGTTGGAGGGTGCTTGTCATCAAATTTGCTTGAGAAATCTACCAGAGATATTCTTCTCTTAGCGTATAATCTCAAATAAGGACTATCTAGGATGTGCTCAGGCAATGTGACTAAGACCTCTCTTGACTCCTCATTTGACGACCTCTCACTTGACCCATTACTGGATGGCGTATAACGTGCAAATGGGTAGATGGAGGTGTAATTGCCATCTAGGAGTCTTTCCTCCTCTACACTGAGCAAGTTGCGCCCATATTCTAGCACTGTTGGAGCTTTACGCCCCATCTGCTGATGGAGAATGATGAGGTTATTATCAAACTCATATTCACCACCAAACACATCAAGGATAGAACCTGAAACACCACCTAAGGCTTTCCTAGCACTTCCAACCTTATCTACCTCCCATGAGATATTACCCAAAGTTCGGATGTCTGACCTAACATCAAATACATCATCTCCTACTAGGTTATCTTTCCAAAGTCTAAGAGCCGTCTCAGCGTTTACCTGTGAGGCTCTTACAATAGGTCTTAGGGCAAGGTCTGAGGTTCTCATTGAGATATGACGGGCATAAATTTCAATGTGTTCACTGCTATTCTTGACTATACGGTTAATTTCAAAGGTTTGCCATTTAGTTCTCTTACCAGCGTCTGACTTGATTTTCATTTCCTCTTTAAATACAGAGGCAAAACGGCCATTCACTGGATATTTGATATATAAATCATAGTTACCATTTCTCTCTCTGGTAACAGTGACCTTATAAGCGTCTGAAATCTCACCCAGCCCAAAAGTTCTAAATGAGCGTT